GAAAGCCAGAATAATATGGTTTCCTAACAAGCTTACTACCATAAATTTTGATTATTTGCAAAATAATGATTCCATTAATTGGGATAATCCCCATGAAACACAGCATCTTAAAAATGTAAGAGAGTATATGAAAACCGATGGTCTTCTTTTTCCAGGAGTTATTATGTTTAATCCTCAAACGAAGAAAGACGAAATTCATTGTGGACATTTCAGATTTAAAGTAGCTGAAGAAATGGGATATGATGGAATAGAAGCTTATAGAGTTACTCATCCTCGAGACATCCTCTATTTGACAGCATTTACGGAAACATGTTATAAACACTACCTTGAGTTAAAGAATATTAAAAATAATCATCGACCGGAACATAAATATTTATGAGTTATGAATCTTTAGAAGAAGCAAAAAAATATCATATTCAAAATAATTCTCATTGGATAGGAGAATCTTTAGGGGAATATAAGCACCAAATTTGGGATCTTATTCATAGACATAACTATAAACACATTTTAGATTATGGGTCCGGCAAAGCTGAGTTTCATAAACTATTATTTAATAATCCTAAAACACCAGGAGCTCCGTTAAATATTAATGTGGTTCCTTACGATCCGGCATATGAACCTTTTAGTAAAAAACCAGAAGGAAGATTTGATTTCGTAATTTGCACTGATGTTTTAGAACATGTTCAAGAAGATAAAGTCTCTGAAGTTCTTGCTGATATTTTCACTTTCAGTGATAATATCTTTTTAACCATTACTTGTTATGCAGCTACCCAAACGTTATCTAATGGTAAGAATGCTCATTATACCATTAAAAGCCCCGAATGGTGGAAAGAAAAACTTAAACCTTATGATGGAAAATATATAGCTACTTTTCAAACGCGACCTGAAAGAGGAACAAAAATTATAAATAAAGAAGAATGGAATCCAAGTGCTCAAACTTTAGAAAAATTAAGACGTAATGATAGAACCCTGGATGAATCTCAGAAAGAAAAAGCAGCTTTATTATGATGAATGTAAAACGTGTAGCCAAAGTAGATAGTAATTTTATTGGAATATATGACGGCTATATTCTTCCCGTGGAATGTGAAAAAGTAATTAAGTTTTATGACCACAAACTAACTTTTCACGATAAAATGAATAGACAACAAGGAGAAAATAAAATTTCTAAAATTCTTAAAGAAGATGAAACTTCTCCTCTTGGAGAAGGAAATATAAATATATGGTATGATCAATTTAAAGTATTGTTTGCCAATTTTGATATAGCATTAAAACATTATATTGAGCACACAAATCTACATGACTATTATGGGGGAAATTCTTCTTTAGTTTATGAAGGAATAAAAATTCAAAAAACTTTACCTGGAGGGGGATACCATGTGTGGCATATCGAACATGGTGGAAGTTATCCTAATAGAGTCTTAACATATATTATTTATTTGAATGATATTGAAGAAGGGGGAGAAACTGAACTACTTCATAAGAGGGTACGAATTAAACCTAAAACGGGAAGAATTGTTATTTTCCCAGCCGGGTTTCCATATGTTCATAGGGGAAATCCTCCTTTAACAGGAGTTAAATATATTCTTACTTCATGGATAAATACTAATTATCCTGAGATAAAATTTGCTTAAAAATCTGGAGATGTATAAGAAGTAGGTCTTGCACCTATTCTATTAATTTTTTGTTCAGCTGTTTCGCTCTCAGTAGTATTGTCTTCATCCCAATCAGCTTGTAATTGTGATAAATGAGCTGCATCAAATCTAGTTTTGAATTCATTAAAATTACCTAAAACACTGGCATCATAAGCCGAGTGAGTTGTACCATCTTTGTATTCTACTTCATCTGAAGATGGAGTTGTTCCAAATTGAATAGCCCATATATTTGAAAAGTGAGCTTGATTCCAAAAAGAATCATCATTAATTGTATAACTTAGACTTACCCCATCGTGTCTAACCACTTTTTGGTCTGCCATTATTACTGTCCATTTTGCACTTGTTGCCATAATTCTCCTTAAGTTTTAATCACATATAATACAGTTAAATACGGTTGTACAACTGAAGTTGCATCGCCAGAAAAAGTTGCACTCATATTGTGCGAGTGTCCTGTGTCTGATCCAGTATTATTAGTACTTACTGTAGGGTTAGTTAGTGTATGAGGTCCTGGTTGTCCCCAATTCGGAGCACCGGGGCCAAAAGGTCCAGCTCTAAAAGAGTGTGAGTGAGAAGCTAATTGTGCTGTAGAAAGAGTGGCATTAGCTGTTGAGCCTCCCACGTTTCCAGTTGAAGAAACTGTATTTGCTCCTCCCGTAGATGCAAGTGCTGCACTATTGGATCTTCCTAATGCTACGTTATCTTTTAAGTCTGGTACATTAAAAGTTGTTGAACCATTTCCAGCTCCATAAGTCGTTGCCACAATAGCAAATAAAGCTGCATAAGTTGATCTTGAAACAGCTTGACCGTTACATTCTAAGAAACCTGAAGGTACAGAAGTATCTGACCAAGGAATAATACATCCACTTGGGATTCCTTCTATTCCAGTAAGATTTGCACCATCGAAATCGTATTTTGTAGCTTCGTAATTTGACATAATTAATTATCTCCTATTTCTCCGTGTAAGTCCATCCTGTTGTAGCGTCTCCAGAATAAACTAATGTAAAAGCAGCCCCTTGAGTATTTACTGTTAAATCGGATCCTGCGTTAGCTATATTAGAACTGTTTCTACCAACAGTCAATGCGTTACTATCAAAATCATATCCTTGATCTATAAAAGATACTTCGTCTCCGAGAGACGGGGAAGCAGGTAGAGTTATAGTTACGCCTCCACCATTTGTGTTAACAGCAAGTTGTGCTCCAGCTTGAACTGTTTCAGCTGCTGTAACAGCTCTCCATTTTTTTAATTCTTGTCCTTTATAAACATTTGTTCCATCCGACCATAAAACATAAGTATGTCCTTCACATAATGCTATTCCAGTACCGGATGTAGTTTTAAAAGTAAGAGTATATCCTGCATGATCACATGCGTCTTCTACTAAATAAGTTTTTTCCACGGAATCAGGCATTGTAACATTAACATTAGCTGACAATGTTCCTGAAAGTTTAATGACTTGATCTTTACCATTAGAAACAGCTCCATTAGTGAATGTTAATGATCTACTCGCATTGGTAACTCCAAATGCTCCATAACCACCAATTGCTTGTTCTAAGATTAATAAATTTGTATTAGTTATTTGTCCCCATGTTCCGGAGTTTTCCCCAGTAGTTTGGACCGTAAGTTTTAAACTCGCTGATGTTGAATTCGCCATTTTTTAATTCCTTATATCATCATTTTATTAAAAATAAGAGATAGTGTCAACTACTCTAAGCAGCAACGGGAACCCAACCTGGTGGGTCAATAGGTGCTGAACCTGTATCAACTTTGTTCCATATTAGAGCACTACCAGCTCCAAGGCTTGTTGTCAACTCAATTCCCGTAGGAATTACAGTGCTATGAATCTTAATTGAAGTACCTGATGCACCATAACCCAATGTCATTGGTAAAGCACCAGAATCAATATTCGCTATAGTATTTGCATCTAAAACTGCTGTTCCCTGAGCAGCAGTCATTGCTATTCCAGTAGGACTTACAGTGACATCTCCTTGCATTCCTAATGTACCTAAATTCATTACGGCTGCTTCGCCAATAATCATTGCATCAGGAGCTACATCTACTGCCCCTAAAGTAACTTGAGCTATATTTAAAGTATTTGCTGTTATTGTGGCATCGCCAGATAATTCGGAAGTAGTTCCTAAAGTTGCAGTCATTCCAATTCCAGAAACTAATGCAGTCGCCCATGTTCCTTCTACACCCCAGGCATTATCTCCCCAATGTTGTCTGCCCCAACCAGTTGCGTTGTAAGCCGAAACGGAACCAAGTCCCATTGTAGCATGATTACCAGTAGCCATCGCATCAGGACCTGCATCAGCAGTTCCCAATGAATTAGTCATTGCTATTCCAGTAAGATAAGCAGTTGTAGTTCCAGTTGCTGTGACAGTACCTACTGTAACACCTAGTTCT